ATTTTTATCTAAAATATTAATACTTTATTTTAATACCTCGCTACAATCATCAATAGCTGTCTGAAATACTTGTTTCACTTCGCCAGAGGTTAGCCCATGATCCTCATGTAGCGAGAATCCAGTTACTCCATTTCGAGAAATATTGAAGAAGCCGACAGTCGTTTCATCTTTGACAATCTCGGCAGTAATATCTTTCACCGCTTCGGTACCACGGGTTGACATTCTGTATTTAACTCTGATAGTGTCTGTAACCTTAGTTGTTGCAGTACTGTTAGTTGCTGTGATGTTCATTCCTTGTTTCCTCCTTCTATTAAATCATAAATTTGTCCGTACGTACCTGCAGTAAGATACTCTCCACAAATTTCTTTTAATAGAGCAGCATCTTCCGTTTCAATATCAAGTACTCCACGATTGTTAATAATCTGTTGTAGCATTTTATATGCTCGTAATTTCTTGGAAGTTTCCATATTCTTCTGTGGATTAGAGCCTGCTGCAAATAATGCCTCTGCCACCAAATCACGAAGAGATTTCTTACTTTCCTTACCATTCACCAATTCGACAAACTCCCGACCTCTAAAGTCGAGTAAGTTTCTGTTTAGATTTACTTTCATAATTTTTATTTTATTTCAACGATTAACCCTTTTACTATATGCAAAGTCTTTCCTCGTGTAGAAGGATCTAAAAGTGTAATTGTGCTATCTGAAATAACAGACCAATAACTCCCATTGCCATCACTCGGAAAGAATCCATTTGCCGTTACATCTCCTAGTACCCTTACGTTGCCATCGAAGAAACCCGCATAAATGTAATTATCGGGATATTTAGGAGTCTTAAGATTGGTAGAACCATAAATAGCAGCACTTCCTCCAAAACCATCCCCAATAGCGGAAATACCGAAATTACCATCCGTGGCTGGATTGAAAGTAACATGCACTACACCTTCTTTCGAGGTGGTACTATATCCCAATTTCAGACTGCGGGAAATATCCCCGAAATAATCACCCGCTTTCCAGACTAACCGACCGTTATCAATAGTGAATCCTCCAACCTTTGCGCCGTCCGCATCAATACGTTTCACACGGATATAGTCAGTATTCAAATACCCACCTACAACAATGGTAGTACCAAGTTTTGCATATTCGACTGCATCCTCAAATGCTAATTTACCCAATCCGTCTCGATCAATCTTGGAGTTAATCATTATCTGCAGATCACTATGCAGTGCGGTGATTGTAACAGCACCTTCCAAATTAATTTTAGATGAATGAATCGTCGTTTCACCTGCTGCCTGGTTAATATAAGATATAAGCGTATTGCCGTTTTCCAGTTCTTTAGAAGCATATATCTTATTACCGTCGGAAGTCGTTATCCAACCTGCAGTATCTATCCGCTGCGTCAGGCTGTCAACTCGAGTTACTTGTGCGGAGATTTGAGTATTGAGTACTTTCAAATCGGCTGTACACTCATCGGAATAGCTTTTCAGTTTGTCGTGAATAGCTTTGTTTGCTTCTTCAACAGCTGTATTAAAACTAGCTAAAGCAGAGTTGAATAGAGTAAACTTATCATCTACATTCTTTTTTTCCTCAATAGTCGTTTGTCCATCTGCAATAGCCGTATTTATTGCAGCAATAAGATTATCAATAGCACCAAATAAGGAAACCTTGGCATTAAATAAGGCTGTTTTTGCAGAACCTTCCAAATAGGTGTTTACATATAGTTTGCTATATGTCGCTTCAACGGCAGATTTCGTATTTTTGACTGTATTCAAATACTTCTCTATCGCTTTCGCTTCCGCCCCGTCAATGATACCGTCCGCAAATGCGCCATCCACATAATCATGTAAGCCATCGACTGAATCGGCAGCGTCCTGCGCAGCTTTAGCAGCGTTCGCTGCATCCTCTAAAGCTTGTATTGCTTGTTGCAGTGCCTCGTCAGAATATTCCTTTAGTTTATCCTGTATTGCCTTATTTGCTTCTTCAACAGCTGTATTGAAAGTTGCTAAGGCTGAATTAAACAGAGTAAACTTATTATCTACATCTCTTTTTTCCTCTACAGTGGTCTGTCCGTCAGCGATGGCTGTATTGATAGCATTTATAAGGTTCTCAATACTTCCCATCAATGTAACCTTAGCATTGAGCAAACCAACCTTTGCAGAGCCGGATAAATAAATATTCGTGTAGAGTTTATTATAAGTTGCTTCGATAGATTGTTTAGTGTTGTTGATCGTATTGATATACTTTTCAATAGCTTTTGCCTCTGCTTCGTCTATAAGACCGTCAGCGAAGGCTCCATCTACATAGTTATGAAGTCCTTCCACTGAATCGGCAGCATCTTTGGCCGCTTTAGCTGCATCCTTTATTTCCTGATGAGCAGCTTCCCATTCAGACAGATTTTCCAATCCGGAAGAACCTGCTTTTATTTGAATGTTACCGCCTATCTCACTTTTTACCAGATCGAAATATGTATCACCGTCTGGCGAAAGGATTCTTTCTGTTGTTACGCGGCCCGGCAGAATTTCAGTAAATCCGTATAGCTGAACAAAACTTCTACTACCTTCATACTCGCTGTTAAGCACTCCGGTGAGTAAATGATAATATCCAGTTATCTGTTCCATTTTAATAGCTGTTTCACTCAAGAGGAATGTTCCGGCTTGATTCTCCTTGCCAACTTTAGCATATAGATAATATTTCTTTTCCGGGTCAATTAGTGCCGGAGAATTGTATTCAGCCATATCCCAGTACTTATATTCGTCTGCCTTATGTGAAGAAGAAAGAGAACTAATGCCGAGTGTTAAATGCTGAAGGATTCCTGCCGGAGCGTTCAGTATTCTTGTGCTGGCATTATAAGTAATATTGTGAGATACCTGAACTGGATTCGTTTTTGAATTGACAAAACGAAATTGCAGGCTTTCATCACCTACAAGCAGTTGCATGGTTGAAACGGTTATTGGATTGACAGAGCCGGAGAAGTTCAGCAGTGCATCTTCAAGCATGGACATCGTTTCCTTTGCATCCCGGAACCGACGCTTAGTAAACTGCAGGGCGTCCTTATGCTTGATATCTACCTCTACTTTGTTCGTCTCAATCTTATTCAGATCACTTGAAACAGATATACTGACAGGTTCGTTTGACAACTCTATTTCCGGAGAATATGGATTATTAATATAGCGCTTGATTCCGATCATGCGAATAAGAGAACCTTCCGGATGAAATTGCGTATCATAGAAATCAACATACCCTCCGAGTACTATTTTACCGCCTATCTCCAACCAGCGTTTTTTAGCCCAAATGCCGTCCAATGTCCCGGTAAATATGAATGCTTTATCTTCATGTTCATACAAGTATTTTGCTGCTTCCTTGAAAGCTTCCCAGCTCGCACCTGTTTGTGTGCTGTCATTACAGATATAAGCCTTCGGCAATTGCATTCCGAACACTGCGTATGTATCACCAACCTTCGGGCGCCAGACTTCCGGTTCCGGCATTGTTATCCCATCGATTTCTTGCGGAACAATTTCAAATCGACGTGCCTCTTTCTTGTCTTTCGCTTCATGGATATACTTTACTTCGAACTCCTTGCCTGTAAGCATGCCGGTTTGGAAAATGACAGTCATACTTTCTCCAGCTATGAGACAATCTTCGAAATTCAACTCTTCCGGGATGTCTTTATCTACAAAGTCAAAGAAGTTATTCTTCTTGTTCACTTCAATAACAGCACTGACAGTACCGACACGGGAAGGATAAATAGCTGTACAGTCCAGACTATCTTCCTTTGCTGTTGTAAGTTCTTTATCGGCACGCATGACACAAGTTCCATCCGCATCGGTCTTATAGATACGCGCCTTAGTAGAATCGAAGCCCTCTTCATTCTCAAATTTGATTCCATCAAATCGGATAGTCTTATTCTTTGGAAGTAACAGGTACTTAGATCCGTATGTAGAATAATCAATATTGCGATCTGTAGTTTCTACCAAAATTATTTCGGGTGGTATCTCCCCGGATTCGCGACCAACACCGACCTTAAAACCGTGTCCTTTACCATACGACAGTTTCAAAGGGTTCTCCTTGTTATACTCAACTTTACGCAGATGGATAGTCTTAATTTGGTTTCCTTCAACCGTTTCTTCAATGATCTGCCATTCTGTTTCATATAGTTCTGCAAGTTGATTGAAAGCATCAAGAATATAGGTGTGATTGTAGTTGATTACTTTTTCCGTTCCTTCAATGCAATCACCGACTTTCCAACCGGTACTCCGACGGTTCAGGTTTTCAACGAGTAGACGTAGGTGTTCATGTGGCTTGGCTGTATATGAGAATTTAATACTTCTGTCAACGGTATGACGTACTTTCCACAGCATAGCATCAGCCTCCCCAGTTTCCAGAATCAGAGTATATTCGAAGTTACGTTCACCGTTCTTCTTGAAATTGCTATCCCTCTTCAAAGAATAACGCTTCCCGTAGAAGTCACACCAGGAGCCAACCGGAATTTCAATATATCCGGGATAATCGAAATATAAAGTTAATGAGCACTCCTCCATGATAGCTTCATAAGAGTAGCTTTCATCCTTTACTTCAATTTCTATTTCCTTATCACCATTATGCAAAGTTATCATATCACCAGATTTGAATTTATATTATAAAATATAAATACATAAGTGTAATGAACAGAGTGATTCATCTATTCAAAAAGATAGTATTCATTTTATCTATTGCGGGTCATTTTTTACATAAGTTCTCTCGGGACGAACGCCGCATTAAAAGATTTTTCCAATGTGTCAACAAAAAGCCTATCCCAGAACGGATATTATAAGCTACCAGATGGGCTAATGATTCAATGGGGATACGTAACTGGAGCAGCAACTATAAAAACAATTTATTTGAATAGTTCTTTTTTGAATAGCGATTATATTATATCAGGTATAGGAGTTTATTATAATACATCTGAATCTGTTGTAATAGCACCAATTCTTGTATCAAAAACGACATCTAGTATTAGAATGTGTATAAGATATAGTGCTGACAGTGGCGGGGGTGGGTATTCGCCGTGGCCGTATTATTGGTTTGCTGTTGGGCGCTGGAAATAATAAATTTATTCAAACACTAAATTTGATATGAACAATTTAAGTAGAAAAATAGTAGTTATAATCATAGGGCTTTTCTTGCAAAGTTCTCTCGGGACGAACGCCGCATTGAAAGATTTTTCCAATGTAACAACAAAAAGCCTATCCCAGAACGGATATTATAAGCTACCGGATGGGTTATTGATTCAGTGGGGAACTGGAGGAAATGGCGTAAATCAAATAGTTTACTTTCCTACTAGTTTTTATAATACCTCATATGTTGTAGTAACTACTGCTATTTCTTCTGTTATGAATTCGATAGTAAAAATGATAAATGGGAAAAATATATCTTATTTCAAAGTCTATTCGGTAGGTCCAACAATTGAAGCTGGGGAGATATTCGGATGGATCGCAATAGGAAGATGGAAGTAGAAAATATTATAACATCAATTTGATTATGAATTGTTTTAGTAGAAAAATAGTATTGATTTTTGCCACAATTATTTGGCAAAGTTCTCTCGGGACTACGTATGCTTTAGCTGATCTATCGAACGCAATGAGCGTAAACCTATCCTTGAACGGTTATGCAAAATTCAATAATGGATTACTTGTACAATGGGGCAGAGTTGGAGGTTCATCTACAGCTTCGTATAGTGTGACTATGCCTACATCTTTTTATAATACTGAATATAAAATATTTGCAACTGTATATAAGCCTAGTAGTGACTCCGCCGTATATTCATCATCTCCTTTGGCAATAAATAAAACAGTTAGTAGATTTTATTTGAATAGAAATTATGCAAGTGGGGGTACTACTGGATTATCACAAGAATCATGGGACTGGTTTGCGATCGGGCGTTGGAAATAACTAAAAAACAAATATTATGAAGTATTGGAAAAATGGATTCTACGATGAACCGGTAGACGGTTCAGTAGAAATAACGGATGAGCATTACAATCAGCTATTAGATGGGCAGTCTAACGGTTTACTGATAGTTGAAAGTAAGAATGGATACCCGATTTTGGTAGAATATGAGTACGACATTGAAGAAGTGCGAAAAATGAAAATATCTGAAATACAGATATTTGACAAATCGACCGATGTCAATTCTTTTGAAATTGAAGGGGAAAGTATGTGGTTAGACAAATCCACACGTGTTGGATTATTTAACTCAATTTCGATTGAGAAAAATGCAGGGAAAACGCATACAATCCTGTGGTATGATGCAGTGAAGTATGTTATCCCTATACCTGACGCTTTAGCAATGTTGAATGCCTTAGAACTGTATGCGCTCAACTGCTACAATGTGACACAATCTCACATCGCAGCAGTCAGATCATTGCAGACTATTGACGAAATCGAAAACTACGATTATACGATAGGTTATCCGGTAAAGTTGAGCTTTCTGGGATAACCAGTTTTGAAGTTGTATGCTTCGATTTCTTCTTTTGTTTCTAATTGATTGATAGCGTTGATATGCCTTTGTGTTGTGTCATAGCACGCAAGGGCATATAATTCTAGTTGTTGTAACATGTCAATAGCTCTTTCGATTGATAAGACAAACTTTGTATCACCAATCCAGATACTTGTTTCAGATCGTCCAGCTTCTTTCTCAATATTGATTGAATTCATAAGCCCTACACGGGTGCTTTTGTTTAACCAACCGAATACATTATTAATACTAAAATGATTCACTATTTGGGATGAATCGAACAATCGTAATTCATCAAGTTTTTGCGCTCTGGTTTCTTCGATATTAGCCTCGTGCACAACTAAGATCGGATATCCTTTTTTGCTTTCAACTATGAGTAATCCAGCAGATTGTCCGGCTAATAATTGGCTATAATACTCTTCTGCAATTTCTACAGAACCGTTTACCGGTTCGTCATAAAATCCTTTTTTCCAATACTTCATGATATTTGTTTTTAAATTATTTCCAGCGACCGATCGCAAACCATGTAAAATTCCAGCCAGTCCAAACGATAGCCGGAGTTGAATTTATTCCGCGAGTGAGAACTTTACAATATGATGTATATTTACCATTAAGGTCATACCCCGGAGCATATATAAAAGATTCACTTGTATTATTTACTGCTCCAGTGAAATAAATGTTATAATCAGTATTATAGAAAGTGGTAGGAAAATATAGACTAATTGCTCCCCCCGTTGCTCCAGCTCTTGTTCCCCATTGCATTAATAAGCCATTACTATATTTGACATATCCGTTTTGTCCTAAACTTTGACTATTTACTTGAATTGCATTAGTTCCGAGAGAACTTAGTAAAGTTTTCTCCGCATCCGTCATGAATTTTCTTGTAGTACTTTCTTCAATCATTGATGCTGGATGAGAAGCCGGATGAGAGTAATTATTAGCTCCGGAGGCTATTCCACTAAGTTTTGTACGTTCTGCATCCGTCATAAAACGATGCGTTTCATCTTCTTCAACGTCCGTCGCTGTATGTTTATGAGAACTTGCAGCATAACTACCCTTGGGTTGGTATGCTGAATCGTGGTTGTGATTTCCTGCCGCCTTACTATTCCAAGTAGATTTTTCTGAATCTGTGACAAAACGATGTGTAGAGTCGTCCGTGATATCTGTTGCTGTATGCTTATGTGAAGACAGTGCATAATTACCTTTAGGTTGATATGCTGAATCGTGGTTATGATTACCTGCAGCTTTACCATTCCAAGTGCTTTTTTCTGCATCAGTAACAAAGCGGTGAGTACTATCCGGAGTAATATCCGTTGCTTCGTGTTTATGCGAACTCGCTGCATAACTTCCTGCTGGCTGATAGACCCCTGTATGAGTATGATTCGACGGGGACGCACCAACCTCGGAAGCTGTATAAGATGGTTTACTTGCAGCTTTCGCCCATGCAGGCACATCGCTTGCTGGCATAGAAGTTGGAAAATCACTTATTTCAGACTTCTTATGAGTATGCGCTTTAGGTGTACGGGCGTCACTTAGTCGACTATCATTTCCTTGGCAAACAGTTCCGGAAGTTGTGCCAAAGTTCTTATTGAAAGCTGTATTTTTTGAGAATACAGGTTCGTATATTCCTGCATGGTTATGTGTATCCAAAGCTGCTTTCAAAACCTTCCCTTGTTCGGCAGAAAGGACCTTGCCAGTACCACCACTTGTTAGGTTGTTGACAATATCGGAAACGTTGATTTTCTTCCCTAACTCTGTTGCCATGGTAGCGGCGAAGTTCGGATCATTATTAAGGGCATTAGCCAATTCAATAAGCGTGTCGAGGGCTTCCGGTGCTCCAGCTACAAGTGCATCCACTGCAGCTTTTACTTTAGCATCAACTCCATAAACTGCGTTATTGGCGGCCTGTGCTGCCGCATTTGCGCTATCTGTGGCAGCTTTAGCAAGAGCTGTTTGCGCTACTGATGCGTTTTTGGCTGTATTAGCATCATCAGTAGCTTTTTTCGCTAAAGCTGTTTGGGCTTCCGATGCAACTTTGGCAGCGTTAGCCTCTTCTGTTGCTTGTTGGGTTTCTTCTTTGGCAGCATTAATACTTATAATTGCTGCGTTAGCGTCATTAGTAGCTTTCTTTGCAAGAGCAGTCTGTTCAACTGATGCGTTTTTGGCAGCATTTGCATCATTCGTAGCTTTTTTTACAAGTTCTAGTTGTGCGGTAGCATCTCCTGTAGCAGATGTCATTTCTTGTATAATACCGCTATACTCTGACTTACGTTGGGATTCGGCTTCTGCACGTTCTGTTTCAGCAGAGATACGCCTAGTCTCATTTGAGGAACGAGTATCTTCTGCAGCTTTGCGGGTATCTTCATTTTGCTTTCTTTTATTTTCTTCGGATACCCGGGCTGTCTCCGCTGATTTACGGTCTGTTTCAGCGGACTTTCTTTTGTTTTCTTCTGATACTCGGGCTGTCTCCGCTGATTTACGGTCTGTTTCAGCAGATACGCGTTCAGATTCGACAGTAACGCGATTATCTTCGGCTGTCACACGTGCAGTTTCATTCGTTTCTCTCGTGGATTCGGCTTCTTTTCGTTCATCTTCGGCTGTTACGCGATCTGTTTCAGCTGTAGAACGTGTTGTTTCAGCCGCTTTTCGTTTGTCTTCTTCCTTCACACGTTCCGATTCTGCAGAAGAACGTCCTGTTTCAGCGGTCTTACGTGCATCTTCATTACTTTTACGTGTTTGTTCATCTGACACTCGTTTATTTTCTGTTTCAACGCGGCTAAGTTCTGCAGATACACGTTGCCCTTCAGCGGTCGCACGAGCTGCTTCCTCTGCTTTACGGGTATTCTCATTTATGATACGTACTGATTCTGCAGCTGACCGGGCTTGTTCTTCATTTGAACGATTTCTTTCAGCATCGATACGAGTAGCTTCATTGCGTTGTCGAGTATCTTCATTCGCTTCTATTTGGGTTCGGGAATCATCGGCCGCCTTTGCTGCGTCATTGGCCTTCTTTGTTGCTGCAACTACGTCATCATAGGCTTTCTTTATGAATTCAAGACTAACTTTTACACTTGTTTGTACGCCATTCACCATTTTAACGCCAATAGTGTACAATCCTACCATGCTATCAGCAAGCGTTAATTCGCTGATTTTTTTCTTTTTAATTGGCATAATTTTTTAAGTCAATATAAAATATTCCATCTTCTGTTATGATAAATTCTCCTGCTTCGGATGCAAGCAGGAAGTCTGTTTCTCCAATCCGGAAACTAGTAAATACAAGTTTCAAGGTAAATTCCCACCATACCCCATTATTAAGAAGAAAATTGTTTGTCTGGCAACTCTTATAATAGCAAGGATAGCTTTCACTCCACTCATCACAATAAAATATACGTTCAGCATCAGAATACTCATATCCTTCATCATCGACCTTAGCAGACAGTTTTGTGAGATCATAGAGTAGGGCATTGCGATTACGCCAGAACGCTTCAATCGTCCCGGCCCGCATCAGGCATTTGAGAGATACTTCTTTGGTTTGGAATTTCACAACTTCACCGTCATAGATTGCTCCATCTTGACGTTTGAAATTCTGCAATAGGTTCTTTTTTACTGCCGGAGTTTTCAATATCTCGGCATTACTACCTGGAAGAACTATTACGCCATAATCGGACAAATCTTTATTGTCTATTTCATAACCCTTTGGCATAGCGATAGAATTAACAGGGTCCTGATATTCATAATTTACTTCATGAGGAAAATCGTTTGCAAAAACTATCTTCGCTATTTCAAGTCTAGGATAAATTGTATAGCTATTCTGTGATAACAAACGTAAACGATATGTTTTACCAAGAATCGGAAAACGGAAATTATGGTATCCCATATCGGAAAGGAGCGCTATTAATCCACCAAATCCCAAGTCATCTCTAAAGCCAAATTCTATACTAATTTCGCTTGTGTCGAGGGCAACCACAGAAAGATCAAATTCTTGTCCGTCTTCCTCCGGCCAGTCGTTTTTCTCCGGATCTTTCAAAGTAGGGAAGGCAACAAGATTATTGTAGCTCCCCTTTATAATTGAAATACCGTGTTTGGTATACATATCTAATTCATCTATTAGTAATTGTCCTTTCATCGCTTCAGTATTATGCCTTTTGTGTTTAATGTATCAATACCCAGCTTTATAGACTCTATGGCTTTTTCAATCGCTTCAAGCCGTGCTGTATGGCTGCTTATATCAGATAGATAAGTGATAACAATATCATTGTATTTCATTATTTCTCCTATATATTTATCCAAATTTGAAAGATATGCGAGTTTTTCCGCTATTTTATCCGAATTAGACTGGAGATGCTTTACACCTTCATTAATTGAATATGTATGAGAGATCATAACAGCAAAACTACCGTCTAGCTTATCTGCAGAGTCTTGCGACATAGAAGCAAATCCTTTCTTTGATGCCTCACGTTCTTCATCATCATCTTTGCCAAAACCATATATTTCTGATAATGCATCGCGTTTAGCTTTCATTTCATTGGCAATCTGTTGGCCTTCGGCTTTCAATGCATTATATTCATCCTCGGTCATACCATCATCCATTGCATTATATAGCTTTTCCCTCCATTCAATCAACCGGTCCATATAATCCTCCTTAAGCATGGAATTAAGAATGGCATTTCTCATATATTCTTCGAAGTTGTCTGCAAAATCAGCACTATCGGCGTCCATATCAGTAAGCAAGTCTTGGAAGTCAGAGCGGAGAGAGCTGTAATCAATAAGAGTCGTATCAGCAATTTGTTGTTCTAATACTTCCGCAACCTTTGCGACACCATTTGCTATTTGATCGGCAAATTTTTGTGTATCGGAATCTAGCTGTGACCAAAATATGCCTGCATTCTCCTGAAGCTTTGCAAGTTGATCATCTGTCAAATCAAATAGACCGGTCATACGTCCGCCCATTTTCTTTTTGAAATCATCAATAGACATTCCTAGTGTGTCCGCTGCTTGTTTCCAACCTTCCCAGGACATATCTTCAACTTCACTATATCCCTTCGAGTGTGATTTCCCAGATGCACCAGAATTTAGATACTGTTGTCCTAAAACCCTAGCATTTTCACTTTGCAATTTTACCATTTTAAGCGCTTTTTCATAGGCGGCATTGGCATTATCTCCTGTAAGAGTTTCAGCTAATTCCAGTTGCTTTTCGATTACTCTATCAAGAATACTGATATAAGACTCATACGTTTCTTTCGCTTTCTCGTATTTCTCCGTTGTATCGTCTTTTCCGAACAAATCAAAGATTTTCATTGCTACCTGCATTGCTGCGCCAATAATCGCAAGAATAACAGACGCTTTTTCAACTGTACTAATAGCGTTCGCTGATGTATTTGCTGCTGATTCAACGCCAGACATAGCAGTCATTGTAAATGCTCCGATATTACCAATCAAAGAGATAATTTCTCCAGCAGGTCCACCGATCGTTTTTCCAAGTTCATCTATTGTGTCCGCTAGTTCTGATATCTGTGCTCTGACTTCTTTCTCTGCCTTTTTAACTTGGTTGTCTTTCTTGACAACCTTATCTTTTGCTGCGTTGTAGTTTTCAGTTTTCTTTTTAACTTGCTCCAAGGCCTGCGCTTCGGACAAATAGGCTTTAGTCGATTCTATTTTACCTGTTTCCGGATTGTATTTAGAGGATTTGATCCCATTCTCAAATTTAGCACCTCCTTTCACAGCCTCGGCTTTTATCCGAGCATTTTCTAACTCGATTTGCGCATTGGCTAGCTCTTCTTCAGCTTCCGCTAGTTCTTTCTTTTTATCAGATAATGACTGAAACGGATTACGGGAATCCAATTCGTCCATGATGGATTGAATTGTACTCGTATATTCGCGAAGTTGATCAGGAGATAGAACTTGTGCCGCTGTACTCTTTGCATTCTCTAATTGCGTTAAAAGGGAATTAAGAGTTTCGGAAGAAGTTTCTTTCAAGTTTTCGAAGGCGCGAACATATTCTGGGGATTCTTTCAACTTATCGTAGTCCAGTTTCATTAACTCCATTCCCTTATTTTTCGTTGCTTGAGCAATGGAACGGTCTATCTGTTCTACCTGATTTGTATCTCCATTCTTCGTAGCTTGTTTACGCTGTTCCTGTAACGTTGCAATATCCTCATTAAATTTTCGTTCAATCGCAAGACGCTGGTCTGTATAATCCTGATACTGATTTAACAGGTCAGATAAATCATCTCCGCGATCAAACTTTGTATTGGTAGCGGTTGTAGCTTCTTTTGCTATATTATCGAATGAAGCAAACAGTTTTTTCGTAGATTCTGAATTGATGAAAACATCTGCATTAAAAACCTTCTTTTTATTTTGAGGATTGATTTCAAAAGCAGCTCGTGCATCTTCTATTACTTTCCGTTTCTTATCCTCGGTTTCGCGCTTAATAGCCTGTAATTCTAGCCGATGATTGAGTGCTCTTTGTCTTAGAACCTTTTCACTGCTTTCTTTAAGTTTATTGATTTCAATCTGCTCAAGTTCATTTGCTGAATCTTCTTTTATTCGTTCCTGTTCAAACTTTTGTTTCTCTAACAGGAGTTTATATTTTTCTTGTTCTTCACGTAATTTTTGTGCCTTATCATCCTGTTTGGAAAATGAATCATAAACTTTTAATTCTTTCTCTGCTTCTTTTAGTTTTTTGATATTTTCTTTGTAAGCAGTAACGACAGTAGCATCAATCCCTTTGAAATTTCCAGCATCCATCAATTTCTTTTGAGCCGAAGCTATTGAATCTAGTGCTTTCGTTGCATCATCTTTTTGCTTGGTCCAAAAGGCTTTATTTTGAATCTCCGACTTTTCTTTTTCTTTTTCATCTTCTTCTTTCGCTTGTTTTTGAATCTTTGCAATATTATCTACAACCTTTTGAGCTGCATCAACTTCTATTTTAGCCCTGCCAAGTTGTATGTCATATTGTCCGGAATAAGTTCCACGTTTTGAATCTTCAGCAATTAAAGACTGAATTGAGTCATAATTACGTTGAGCCATAATCAATTTGGTTTGTGCTCCAATTCGTGCACGTCTCTGAACTTCTTCTGCGATCATCTTATTTAAAGAAAGGATATCCATCAATTTAAGTTTTTCAATATCCATATTCTTAAAAATATTTGGCATAATGCTTTGAAGCTTATTATATGCTATAACTTTCTCATAATTTGCAGAAGTCTCATCGCGTATCGTTGAAAGTAAATCTGTAGCACTTTTTTTCAAATTATCAGCTTGTTCGGTATATACTTTGCATGCTTCATTATATTTTCTCTGTACTTTTTCAGCTTCTGTCTCAACCGTTACCACATGGTATATTGCGTAACCAAGCGTTGCAAATGCAGCGGCAGCCAGCACATAAGGGTTGGTTAACATCGCTGCTGCATTTTTTAATTGTGCAATCGTTTGGGCTTTGAGAGCTTTTGTCAATAAAACACGTGCAGATGTGTTTTTGGCAATCATTGCAGCTTCAACGGCATACATGCCTTTAGTCAATACCAAGTTAGCCGCTTCAATAGTCCGCTGCTTGTTAACAATAGCTGTAACTGTTGCATGTACTTGTTTAGCGGTACTTACAGCCAAAATACTTCCTTTATATCCAGCGAGAGCCGTAGTAACGGTAACTATTAGGGCACCAATAGTTTTTAATGATT